TCCACCCAGAAACTATGTACTTAACTTCAGGAGTTAACCTTGCTGCTGAACTTGGTTCACTAGTATAATCTTTATACTTAACCATATTAAAGAGCTTCACTTCGGTGAGGCTCTTTTTTTATTTGATTTTTTTGAGATATATAGAAAAAATAGGCATATAACTAGATATGAGACTAATAGAGCCTTCTGAATATATTAAACTCAGAGACGAACTTAATGAATATGTGGTATTGTGTAATACCTACAACTACGTACCTAAACGTGCAGAATTTGATGATGCTATCAGATTCCTTTTACTATTAAGTTCTACTGGAGTTGGACATATGTGCGAATCTTACGAATTAAACCCATTCCCAATTCTTGACCACCTATATGAATCTTTTGGATTCAATGAAAGAGATCATGAAGATTTCGAAATAATCATTGAGGCCGGTGAAGGTCAAGTACCTTACAATCCTGAAAAAGATACCGAATCTGCCACTGGACTTGTTATTGCCGGTGGTGCTGCTGTGGCTGCCGGAGTTGCCGGTGCGGCTATCGGTGTTGGTAAATGGATTCAATATCTCTTCAAAAAGAAGAAAGCTAAAAAAGCAGTAGATGCTGAATTTGCAGCCGAAATGAATAAATTAAATGCCGGCTATAAAGATCTAGCAGCATTGAAAAAGAAACTTGCTGCATTAGGTGAGATTCAAAAGATTGAATGGCCTGGAATGGCACCTGGTGGAGGTGGAGATAAAGCAGAAAAATAATAAACCTTTAATGGAAAACCTAAATAAATTGTTATTGGAGTATCAAATGCTACAGGAGTATAAGCTCATGGAGGAAAGGAATTTGATATCCAAATTTATAGACAGCGTTTCTAGTGAATATGAGTTTGAATTTAGCGATCAAATGAGTGCAGAAGAAGTTATAGAAGCTTTTTCTGAATTTGATCTATCAGAAAACGAAAATTACACTAGACTTTTAGAAGTAGCAAAGAGAAAACCTGCCAGACCACAAAAGCCGGCTATGAAGAAGAAGCCTGCTGCAAAGAAGAAAGATGGACCTAAAAAACCTGATGGACCTAAAAAACCTGAAGGCAAACCGGATGCTAAAGGCGGACCTAGTGACAAGGAAAAAGAAGCTGCTAAAAACAAGAAAATCGATGCTCAGATTGAGAAGCTAAGAGAACAAAAGAAATCTAATAGAGAAAAGGTAAAAGGTCTTAAAGACCAAAAGCAAGGACAACCTTTACAAAAAAGACGAGAACTTAATGTAGAGATTAAAACTATTAGAGCTGAGAATAGAGAACTTAGCGGTCAAATCAAAGAACTTAAAGGCGATAAAGGTGCTAAAACTGATTTGGCAGTTGCTGCACAATTAAAGACCGCCGCCGATTTCTATTCACAATGGGTAGATAAAAGACAAGAAATAAAAGACTTAGGTCCTGAAGGAGATAAAGAAGCTGAAGAAAAACCAGCAGAAGAACCTAAAGAGGAGCCAAAGGAAGAACCGAAGGAAGAACCTGCTGAAGAACCTAAAGAGGAGCCAAAGGAAGAACCTGCTGAAGAGCCGAAGGAAGAACCGAAGGAAGAACCTGCTGAAGAGCCAAAGGAAGATGAAGGCGGTGATGATGAAGAAGCATTAAAAGCTGAATTAGAAAAGCTTGATGCTGAAGAAGAATCTATAAACCAAGAGCAATCAGATAAAGAAGACGAGATTCGTAAGAAATTCGATGATGAAAGAGATCCTGATTGGGATGCGGATCAACAAGATAACCATGATATGGATATGTATGATGCTATATCTGACATGAAAAAGGAATATGAAGATAAGCTTCAATCTATATACGACAAACAGGCAGAGATTAAGAAGAAACTAGAGAAAAACGAATCTTTCGATTTTGATGCTATATGTCCTAACTTTGGTAATACATTGGATCGATTAGACGAAGAACTAGACGATATAGAATATAAAAGATCACTAATTTCGGAAAGATTAAGAGCATCATTAAGATTGAGAAAATCAATACTCGAATCCTATTCTTTGATTCTAGAAGAAACTGAAAAAGAAAAACTTCAAGCGGAAGCTACGGAATTAAAGATCAAAGAACTTGAAGCTGAATTAGCCGCTGCACAAGAAAGAGAAAAAACTGCAGAAGGAGATTCAAAAGCTTCTATAGGAAATACTATTAAAAAGCTAGAAGATCAAATTGCCGCATTAAAGAGCGGTAAATCTTCTGATGTTGATGTTGCTGCTAATGCACCTGCCGAAGAACCAGAAGACGACAAAGAAGACAAAGACGATAAGTCAGGAGAAACCAAAGATGATAAGTCGGGAGAAGAAACTACTCCTCCATCAGACGATAAGTCAGGCGAAACTAAAGACGATAAATCAGGAGAAGAAACTACACCTCCATCAGATGATAAGTCGGGAGAAGAAACTACTGATGATAAGTCAGGGGAAGAAACCACCGATGATAAGACAGGAGAAGAAACTACTGCAGACGATATAACTGGAGATGATACAAAATCTAAAGAGCAGAAGATCGAAGAACTTCAAGACGAAATCGATAAGGTAGATCAAGAATTAGCCAATTTGGCTACATCAAAACCCGAAAAACCTGCAACTACAGGAGATGCTACCAAAGACGGAGCCGCAACTGAGAAATTTAATAAAGAGATGGCTGCATATACGGCAAAAGAGATGCCTCTTAAACAGCAAAAAGCTAAATTAACTGGTGCAAAAGCCAAATTAGAAGGAGATGTAAAATTATCAAAAGAGAAAGAAGAAGAAGCCAAGAAAATGGCTCAGGCGGATGCATCTTTCAAAGAGATCCAAAAGATTAACGATGAAATCGCAGGTCTAGAGGAGGAAATGAAAAATACAGAAGATCCTAAAGAAAAGGCTGCATTAAAGAATCAAATAGACCAGCTCCGAGTTAAGAAAATGAGAGAGCAAGAATCAGTTAAAAAAGCTACTGGTGTAGATCTTAAATCGGAAGAAGATAAACTTAAAGCTGAAGAAGAAGCGAAGAAGAAAAAGGAAGAAGAGGATGCTGATGCAGACGAAGAAAAGAATAAAAAAGAGGAGATTGATAAAATTAAAGCAGAAATAAGCGATATAGAAAATCGACTTAGTGGCGAATTAACAGCTAGAAATGAAGAAATCAATGCTTTAATGGCAGAAACCGACGAAATAGTTGGTAACAATGGTATGCTTAAGAAATTCGTTGCCGGATTGAGACTCCAAAATAGAATTAAATTTAATCAGCAATTAGCCGCTATGACGGTAGATCCTGATCAAAAGAAAGAATTGGAAAGTAAAGCAAAAGATGCCGAAGGTGAATCTAAAGAAAAAACTCAGCAACTAAAAGCCGACGAGGCTGCTTCAGATGAAGATGCAGATAAGAATGCTACGCCTGAACAGGCTGATAAAATAGCAGATCAGAAAGAGCAATTGAAGAAGGACTCTAAAAAAGAATTCGAGCTTAATCAGAAAATAAACCAGAAACAAAAAGAAGAACTTAAAGGTTCCTCGGTTTCTGAACCTTCTAAGAAAGAAGTTAAGACGGAAGAACAACCTCAAAAAGGAGATACTCCTGAAGAAATTGAAGCTAAAAAGAAAGCCTATCAAATTAGAGTTGCCGAAGATAAATTAAAAGGTATCGAAAAAGCTTTAGGTGATAAAAAATCTCAATTAGCAGAAGCTCCGGAAGATAAGAAAGAATCAATTCAAAAAGCTATATCTGCAATAGAAAAGAACCTTGAAGCTGGTAAAAAAGCAGTAGAAGATGCAAAAGCTAAACAGAATGAAGCAACCGATACTGACTTATGGACCATTGGAGCTATAATAGCTATAATTGAAGGTCAAATGAGGGATCTTGATAACGAATTTCTACCTATACATGGTTAAAATTATACGACAAAATCGAGGTAAAGCAAGAACTCGCTTTGGTATTCTTCTAAAAAATCTAGAACCAAGATATCAAAGAGTTTTACTGAAAAATCCTGTCATATCCAAAAATTCGACGGATGACAGGTTCATTCAGTGTTTGTTTAAGATCGAAGATTCTAGGATAAAGGTATCTCATTTATATCGACCTTACATCAACCCAGAGACACGAGAGATATCCACTTATTCACACGTTAAGGATATCTATAAGATATTAGATTGGAATTGCGCATATTGCAAAGGACCGATAAAATCTAGGATAGATAATTTCAAAGTAGACAATTTCACGTGTAAGAAGTGTTATACATATTATGTAAAGGATTCTAAAAGTGTAAGTCAATCAGTCCTAGAATCCATGGTTAATTTTACCGACCATTACAAAAAATTGCTTAAAGAAAACCAACGAAAGTTTCTAAAATATATCAGAAAAAATGAAAAGACAAATTCTCTACTTTGACGAATTCAATGCTTTGAATGAAGCTAAAGAAGCCAAAGCCAAGAAACCCAAAATCAAATTGATTCTTCTTTCTAATATGAGTGAAGAATCCTACACGGTTCCAGCAGTTGCCCAGGAATGTGATAAAAGAGGAATCAAATATCGTATCGTCGATATCAATTCATGTGTAGTTGAGGAAGATAAAACCATGAAAAATGACTTCCTTATATATGACAAAAATAACAAAAAACCTATGGGAATTTCAGTAGATGATACTGCAATTATGACCCGTAGAGGAGTTGTTAGATCTACATTTACAAGAGATGCAGTAACCAAATTAGAAGATGCTGGATTCTTTGTTGTTAACACTTTAGATTCAATTCTAGCTTGCGAAAACAAGTATGTTACTTCTAAAATTCTTCAAGATGCAGGTATTCCTGTTCCTAAAATGGCTATCATTGAAAATGAAGAAAATATCGATTCAGCAGTTAAACAAACCGGTGGAAAATTTCCTGTAGTTCTTAAATTACTTTCCGGATCTCAAGGAATTGGAGTTTCTATAGTTGAATCTTTAGCATCTTTGAAATCCGTTCTTCAGACTCTTTGGAAACTGGATTCTAAATTAGAAGTTCTTATTCAAGAGAAAATCGATTCTGAATATGATTTAAGAATTCATGTACTTTCTAGAAAATTCAATGCGCCAAAGCCGGAAGATACTGATGCAGTTCTTCTAGGTTTCATGAGAAGGAATCGAGTTAAGAAAGACTTCAGAACTAATTATTCTTTAGGTGGTACCGTCGAAAAAACCAAGGTATCAAAAGAACAAGAAGAAATCGCTATTAATGCGGCAAAAGCTATTGGATGTAATTGGTGCGGAGTTGATATTATAGTTGATAAGAAGACTGGTAAAAATTACGTTCTAGAAGTTAATGCTTCTCCTGGAACTCAAGGTCTTAAGAAAGCAACTGGTATAGATGTGGTTGCCGATATCCTAGACTTTTTAGAAGACAAATCCAACTGGATACGCACTAGAAAAATTGTAGGATTCCGAGAAGTTGTTCATGTATTAGGAATTGGCGATATAGTTGCTAAATTTGACACAGGTAATGGTTCTCTTTCCTGTTCAATGACTTATGATAAAATGGAAGTCTTAGATAAAACGGTAAAATGGGAGTTAGGTGGAAATAAATTCGAAAATAAAATTATCGGATATGCAAATGCTGAAGTAGGTAATGAAACTCATGAAAGACCTATTATAGAATTAGACCTTCAATTTGCTGGCAAAAATTACAAAGGAGTTCACGTATCTTTGGTTGATAGAACTGACAAATCTACTAAGTTCTTGGTTAACCGAAAATTCATGGAAAGGATCGGATGTTCAGTATCACCGACAAAAACTTTCGTTTCTACCTCATTTGACGGAGAATACTCTGCCGGAGAAGCTAAAGGCCAAAAGCATGCAGGTATTAAGTTCAAAAAAGATTAAGATCAAATCAAAATAAAAAAGGTCAGCATTCGCTGACCTTTTGTTGTATAATCAATAAGTTTTATTGTTCAGATTGTCTTGGATGAGTTTTACGAATCCATTCGTAAAGACCTTTAACTCCAATTTCTTGATTAAGTTCCATTGGACCTGAAAGAGTTTCTCCATTCAAATAAAGAGCTCGTCTTCCTTTATCTTGATATCCGGAAGCAAAAGAATCTTCTACTGCAACTTCGTCATACATAACTTTTGAAGCCTCAAAGAATTCAGGGCATTTTTCGTAAATCTCAGTCTCAAAGAAGTAATCTACTAAATTAACGCATTTTTGAGGAGATACTGGATGAATAGTCGATACTACAATAACTCCAGGATACCAATCAATCATAATGTTCGGATATAAATAGATCCAAACTGCACCTAATCTAGGCATTCTACCTTCAAACGCTTTTAGAAGAAGTTTTTGGTAATCTTCAAAACATTTAGATCCGGCAATAGTATCTAGAGTTTCTTTCATACCAACTCTTTGTACTGAACCGCTTTCATGCATAAACCAACTTTGATTATTACAATCAACGAATCCGTTAAATCCTGGATGGATTGCAAAGATATGATAGTTTTCTAGATAGATTTCAGAGAAAGATTTCCAGTTGTAATCTTGTTCTAAAGTGTCAGTGAATGCATAATGATATTTAGAGAAATCCACGATATCGTCAACTCCTGCGTCCTTTAATGTGAATCCTGGAACTCCTCCTTGAAGCAAAAGTCCATTCCAATTGTAAAGTTCTTTCTTTTCTAATTCTCCATCAACATCATTAAATAAAGGAGCAGAACGTAACTTACCTTTGTTATTGTAATTCCAACAATGAACTTTACATGTAAAGAATGCTGAATTTCCTTTACCTTCAACAATAGGAGCTTGTCTATGAAGACATACATTAGAAACCAATTCAGTTTTACCGTCTTTGTTAACTACGATCCAACGGTTGTCTAATTGAGGCGGAACCCAGTAATCATTATTATTAGGAACTATAAGTTCATGACCTGAGTATTTAAGTAAGTTAGGAGCATTGAATAGGTGTTTCAATTCCTCTTCATGTACTTCCTGAGAAAACCAACGATCTATATTGATCTTTGGGTAGGGCAAATTCATTGAAGTTTTTTCGATGTTATTCATTTGTTATTAAATTTTGTTCGTACTTACCGGCCTTTTGATCGACCACAGTTAAATTGTCATTTCTATCTACGAGCATATATTCATACTCATCGATTTCGAATGCATTATTTATATGTTCTAGTACAACAGAAGTCTCATAACATTTGCATGAATAGATGTCAAATTGAAGAAACGGATTTTCCGCTTCGTCCCAGATATGAATGGATGCGTGGGATGTTGCCAGTGTGACAGTTCCGGTCAATCCTTCGTTTCCAGGTTCATCTACCATTACAGAAGTAGGTCCGGCAACGACTTTCATTCCAACTTTTGCAACTAGATCTCTAAACCATTGATTAAGTACCTCAACTTCTCTAATGGTTTTTTTGATTGAGCACTTTACTAATAAGTGCTGATGAATTGGGTTAAACATAAGGCAATAAGATTTTTTGTTTTATTTATCCTTTTTTCCCGCGGAAAACTAGTTAACATAAAAATGTTAATAACTTTTGAAAAAAAAGTGACCGAAAATTTTTTTATTTAGAAAATAAGTATTATTTTTATACTATAAATTTAATACACCATATATGCAAAACAAAACACTTAAACGAACCGGAAATTTAATTGCTACTATCTTCTTCATTTTCATTACTCTCGGAATGATGCAAGGTACCGTGCAAAATCATATTCAATTTGCTGGAGTACTCAATGAAATTGGGTTTACCTTCATGTCCCTTTGCTTAACTCTAATCTTTGCTTATCAAACCGTATCTGAATAATATGAAAAACCCAACAACTAACCCAACATTGGAGCTAATCGATATGTTAGTTACCAAGCACAATCTAGATTGGAATAAAACCATCGAGTATGTAGATGCAAATTGTAGAAAATCGATTTCTATGAAGCTATTTCTCTCTGGCTTTATTTTCGATCTATCAATCAATCGTAGAAACATCAAACAAAAACTATCATGATTCGTAAAAAAGAAAAATCTGGCCCTATAGTCATAGACTTAACAGGCCCTCAAGGTAATGCCTACGTTTTACTAGGGATGGCACAAGACTTTGGACGTCAATTGGGATGGGATCCAAAGAAAAGAGGAGAAATCAATGCCGAAATGATGTCCGGTGATTACGAAAATCTGCTACAAGTTTTTGATAGAGAATTCGGAACTTTTGTTATTCTAGAAAGATAAAAACCACATATAAATAATATGAATCCAAAAAAATTACTATGGACGGAACGATATCGTCCAACCGATCTAGATGAATTGATTGTTCCAGATCGAGTATTCAACAAACTAAAAAATGGTGTATACCAAAATCTTTTATTCTATGGTGGACCTGGGTCAGGTAAAACAAGCTCGGCAAAGATTCTTGCGTCGAATCATCCTCACATGTACATCAACTGCTCATCTGAAACTGGAGTTGACGTTGTTCGTACAAAAATTACTGAATTTTGCTCAACTCTTTCTGTAATCGACGGAGAAAGAAAATTAAAAGTCGTTATTCTAGACGAGTTTGATGGTGTATCAGATCAATATATGAAAGCTCTTCGTGGTACTATCGAACAATTCGAAAAAACCGCGAGATTTATTGCAACCTGCAATTATTTCAATAAGATTCCTGATAACATCCAATCCAGATTTGAATGCATCAACTTCGATTTTTCTGATATTGAAGAACAAGAAATCGAAAAGAAATACTTCAAAAGAGTCTACGAAATAATCAAGACCGAAGGAATGGATATCGAAAAGGATGCTCTTATTGAATTGGTAAGAAGAAAATTCCCAGATCTTCGAGCAACTATTAATGTCCTTCAAGGTTATCATGCCGAAGGAAGAACTAAAATCACATTAGATGACGTTCGAAAATTCCATGGTGTATTCAAGGATCTTTATGAACACATCTTCAATCCAGGCAATAACGAAATCAAGAATTACCAATATCTTGTATCAAATTATTCAGCAAAAGTCGATGATGTTATTCAGGCTTTAGGAACAGATTTCATCGAATATATTCAATCTGAAAAACCTCAACTAATGCGTAAAGTTGGTGAAATTTGTTACGAAGTAAACAAACACTCTTACGAATCCCGATTTGTTATTGATCCAGTAATAGCTATGCTTTCTTTGGTCTATAAGATACAAGTTATTGTCAGATCCTAAGAGATAAATATCTCATGAAAAGCTTTTTATCATTTAACGAATTTATAGGAGAATCGGAGACTAAATTCTTCGATATGTGGGAAGCAGTTAATATGCGATCCGAGCATCCAAAATACAATTTCATTATAGGTTGCCATACCACAGAAGATGATGACCATTTGAATTTGTATGTTTTATTGGAATGTATACAAACAAAAGGCATAGAATTAGTAAGTGCATCTCCTTTCTTACTCGATATGATCTCGAAGGAAATGGAACCTATCTCCAAGAAATATGGAGTAACTATTGAAAACCATTCGAATCCAATATATTTTGATGTTCTCGGAGTTCAATTGTACTTTGTAAATAGAGTAGTTGGTAATGCAAAAGAAAGAACCGAATTTACTAAAAGATTCGACCAGGTTTTTGAAGATGCCGGTTGTAAAAAAAGAGGACTTGTTTGGGTAATGGAAGACGTGACTATGGATCCTGCTCCAATGATTAAGTGCCTTAAAAAGATTTGATATATAGTAAAAATAACAAAGTCATGAAAATTCTAAATTACGACGAATTTCTAAACGAAGCAGCTAAATACACAACAGACAGAAACCATTCAATGTTTGCTATGCAAAGCTTTTCGCTTAGAGACCAAATACACGTTTGGCATTGGCAAACTGAAGTAGGCGATCTACACAAGGCTCTTGGAGCATTCTACGAAAGCGTTGTTGGAGACATCGACAATATCATGGAAATGTCAATGGGTAAATATGGACGAGTTTCAATTAAAGGAGTTGGAACACCTCCACCTTTAGTAGACTTATCTGATGTTAATCTCGAAGAATATCTAGCATCTTATGTTGAATTGTATGATAACTACCGAAAAACGGTTTTCAAAAACGATTCGGATATTCAAAACAAGTTAGATGAATTGATTGGTGATATCAACAAATTGAGATACCTAATCACAATGTCATAAACATAAAATTGTTAATAACTTTCAACCACAGAATTTTTTTCTGTGGTTTTTTTGTATTATTTTTATACTATAAATTTAATACACAATTATGACAAAGTCAATTCAATTCCCAATCGATTTCCGAGTTATCGAAAATCAAATCCTAGAGTTTGCAACAAACTATATTTACAAACGCCCTACAGGTGGTATTATTTCCATCCTCGATAATGGAAAAAATCTTTACGAAGTTTGGGATGAAAACCACATGGAAGACGTTGAAATCATGTCTTCTGAAGAATTGCATCAATATCTTCAAAAAGAACCTCTAAGACAATTGATTTCACAAATCTGTCTTAACTAAGCATTCATATAATAAAAAAATCATATACATGACAGGTAAGTATACACTCATTTTCGATGGTAACTTTTGGTTACACAAAACCTATTTCATAGGTCAAAAAATCAAAACAGGAAAACCATTCAACTTTATCGATGAACCCGAAGCCGATAAAAATCTCCTTCTTTGGAAACTATCTACAGATTTTGCTGCAGAAATTAAACGTTTCGAAGGCGTTGTTAATCGTATAGTTTACACAGTAGACTCATCATCTTGGCGTAAAAAATTCTTGGATTCCGAATACAAAGCCAATCGAGTAAAATCAACCTCTATCAATTGGGGCGAAATCTACAACGTTCATAACGAATTTATAGGTTCTCTCGAAAAAATGGGAATCATAATTTCTAGAATTCAACATGCCGAAGCCGATGATTTAATCTTTGCTTGGTCTTCTCATCTAAATCAACAAGGTCAAAATGCAATCATCATCTCAGGCGATAATGACCTTTTACAATTAGTAAATATGGACCAATCGTCCGGTGCAAATACTATTTACTACAATAAATTCGATAAGGATATTCACGTATTTCCTAAATTCCAATCTTGGCTAGATCTCGAGGAACATGCAACTACTAACGATATATTCAATTTACCTGTAGATTTGCTTTCTAATACCAAGCAAAATCTACGAGATATCATCAAAGCAAATAAAATGAAATCTCATGAAGTAAACGTAATGGAATTCATATTCAAGAAAATTCTTATAGGCGATAATGGCGATAATGTCCCACCTCTACATGTCAAAGTTAAAGAAACCAAAAAAGGTCCGGTTACATATCGAGTAACTGATAGACAAGCAATGGAAATTCTTAACCAATTCAAAGATGACAAGGTTTTTGTTAATCAATCTCATCTATTTAACGATGAACACATTACTCAAATTTGTCAAATAGCTAAATCTGTTATTAAAATGGAAAATCCTATCGACGAAATAATCACTCGATGGAAAACCAATCGAGATTTGGTTTACTTACATGTCAATTGTATTCCATCTGAAGTTTGCGAAAATATGTTTTCATCAATTGAAGGAAATACAAAATCTCTATCCGGCAATGAAGTTCATTCAATCATGGATAAAGAAAAAATACTTTCAGGAACTACATACAAGAAAGAAAAAAGAAACGAGTTTAACGAATCAGGACTATTCAAACCAATTTCTGATAGTCAAAATGATGTTAAAATTGTTGATAAAAAAGAATCGTCTTTTGATGACGACTTTTGGAATAACCTCATAAAATAATAAAACAAACATGGACGATTTCTCAAAAACCAGAAGAGGGACCAAGTTCTTCGATTTAGATTTACCTAAGATTGCTTCTCAATTAGAAAGAATTGCCGAAGCGATGGAAAAGAAAAATCTAATAGAAGAAAAACGACTTTTACTTGAACAAAAGAAGTTCATAAAAGAAAATAAACAATCAATTCAAGAAACCACAAACGAAGATGGAACTATTTGATTTCGTAAAGGTCATGTTTACTGACCAACGAAAATACCAACAATTAAAGAACTCGGATAAAGCTCGACATTTCTTTATGATACAAAGGTTTATGTCTATTCAATATCCATCGACTGCTCAACAATTAAATCGAGTCGGTATGAATGGTTCCGCTGTTGTTGATCTTTGGCAGATGGTTGCATCTAGGTTTAATAGAGTCCCTGGATGGATATATACAAAAACCAAAAGAGCTTCCACCGAAAAGAATTGGAAACCTGATCCAGAAGCTTCCAAAGTTTGGATGGATAGAAATTGTGTAGGAGAAAAAGAATTAAAAGAAGCTATTCGTTTCCACCCTGATGAAATGAAGCGAATAATTTCATCTATTGAGAAACAAATCAAAATGTATGATTGACGAAGAAGATGATATGATTACAAATGCTATTGATCCTCTTATACTTGAGATTTTTCTTTACAAAAACAACTATAAAGATCGTTTGCTTATTTCCGAATTAAAGGAAAAAGCTCATACCGTGCATATTCCTGGAATTGATGAGTCTTCCTTCTTTGTAAGGACTGACGATATGCTTGATATTCTAAATACCAAGTTCAAAAAAGATTTACGTGACTTTGATTCAACTCCTACCGAGAATCTAAAGGATTCAGTCACATCAATCTTTTTTATAGATTCCATGATACAGTCTTTTGATAAATTAAAATACTTTCGAATTAATGTTTCTGATGCTCAAGTCTATAGTAGAAAAACTAAAGACGTTATCTCTTTCCAATATCGAATACTCCACTCAAGAGTCGATTTGCCTTCTATATGTACACCAGATTTTTTAGCAGAATCTAAAAGAATACTAACCAAACTCGGTTTTGTTTCTAGAGGTCCTTTTGAAAAATCTCCTTATTTCGAAGCTTCTGCTAGAGATCTAATATCCAAATTAAGGATGTATGTTAATTCACTAGAACCTGAAAGTGAAGAGCATCAATATGCTTTAAGTCTTCAATTTTTATTCGGTAGTAAGCTAGAAAAGGATAATTCCGTGATACTTGTTATTGTCGATTTGTGATATATACTCAAAAGACTTTAACTAATAAATGGCAGCTCAAGATCCGAGAATTGAAGAAATTCTAGCTTCTTTAGACATAATAAAAAAGAAGCTCCCTAATGGTGAATTAGAAATCATTAAAAATTCTATCCAGAGTCTTAGTGAAGATCAACGATCTATTAAGGAAGACTTGGAGTACTTCAAAAAACGTTTATTCAATCCGGATGACGGAGTTATTGTTAGAATAAACAAAAATACAGATTCTATACTAAGAAACGAAGATGCCGTGGAAGACTTACCAGACTTAAGAAATAAAGTAGATAATCTTGAAAAGTGGAAAGATGGAGTAAGTAAAGCTTTATGGATAGTATACACATCTTTGGTTGGTATAATCATTTCTCTCATCTTTGCCGCTTTGAATCTCAAATAAAGGCAAAATATGAGGTATACCCTTAATATATCAGCAAATAATGTAACCTATAAACAAGGAGATACGTTGATGGTTTCTTTCACAGATCCATTTTCGTATATTAGTTCAATTGATGACGTATCCTTCGACTTTGTTCCATTAAATACTGCACAAAACGGACATGACATCTATTTTAGATGGTCATATGATATTGCCCAATTAGACAGAGCTACCGGAAAGCCTCATGTCAATTGGTCAGCATGGGAAGACTTCAAAATAAACGAAGTTCTTAATCCCAATCTTCAATCCATTTATCGAGAAATTCTAAAGAAGCAAACTAGTATTGATATTCAATTTAGGTTGGTTAGAAGAGGTGATGAAATAGGAGCTAGAAGAATTGATCGAGTAGTTATAGAAATAACTCATCATGATCCTCCTGAGAAACCTATAGGAAAGCAATTTCCAACACAAAGTTCATGTACAGCTATATCATGTGTTACACCAAATTTTAGTAGCGGAATAACTCTGAATTGTAGTAAAGATACTCTATTTCGTCCTTATGACGTTATGGGACCTGGTATACAACTATGGAAAGATTTATCTTGTGCGGTATCGGAGATGTTTGGTCATTGTGTTAGATATTTCAAAACTCAGGCGGTTTTGGAATCTGCTGATACCGTCCTAAAGGAATACTCTTTATTCACGGTTGAAGATGTTAAAGACATCAAAGTTTTAGTTCCCGACAATGCCTTTCCTGACAATGCCATTAAGTTTATTCCTTACGATATGGACTTTGGTGATGGTATTGAAGTTCATATAGTTAAAGAACACTTTGAAAGAGCATTCGGTTTTGATGATTTGCCTGAACAGAAAGATTATATGTACTTTCCTATAATTGATCGTCTTTTTGAAGTTCATTCGGCTTATTTGTATAGAGATTTCATGGCACAAGAAGCCTATTACAAAGTTATGCTATATAAATGGCAAGACAAAGAAAACGTAATGAGAGAGAAACCGGAGATTGCCGAATATATCGATAATTTAGTTGAAGACTTTGATGAAGTTCTACAACCAGAGACAGATAAAGAATTTGTGGATATCACAAAACCTCTTCAATATACAACCACTTCGGTTGGAGGTTTCGATAAGGTCAGATCTCATGTAAATTCGTCTTTAGGAATTGAGGTTAAAGATCTAACCAATTACTTTACGGTAGTAGGAAAATACTTTTACGATATGAAAACCAATTTAAGTTGGGGAGACCTGGCAGTAAAATATAAATTAGAGGTAAATAGACCAGAAGAGCAAAATACCGCATTCAGTATGTGGTTCAAAACAACAAAGACTACTTTCTCTAATCAATCACCTAATACCTATGATATTCTCCTTGAAGGTTACAACGACACAACCGAAAAAGGATATAGAATATCTTTAGATTATGCTCCCGGTACTACCGCAAATTCCGCTATAACCAAGTCATTAACGATCAAGGTTAATAATACATCAAACCAATTCTTAATACCTCAATTAAAACCAGAAACTTGGTATGCTTTAGTGGTTAATCAATTATGCGAATACTCTCAATTGGTTGTTCATATTTGGGAAATGAAATACAATCCAAGTCAACCAACTCAGAACAAGACTACGGACCTTAAGCTATTGTATACCGACCATGTTAATTTAACTCCTCAATCGGTAGTCTCCGGAGGAACTTTCGAATTAAGATCCGGAACCTTTGGTTTAACGAATCTCCGAATTTGGTCAGAGCCTTTAGAGGAAGAAGTTCAACCAGTAACTCTTAATCAATATGTGGTTAGAGAATCTAGATATGCTCTTCTAATAGACAACGCTATACCTCCATTGAGAATGGTTAAGGAATACGTTAGATAAAAAAGCATATAATAGTTTATGGAGAATCAGAACGAAAATACAAATGAAAACCCTGTCAGAAGATCTATCGATGATCTACTAAAAGACGATCTTCCTTCAACCAATTCAGGTAGTGGATTGCCAGCATTCAATGAGCATACACCTATGAATTACGTTGAAGCCAAAGACACTTCAATGAATTCCGCAAAAAAGCTGATGAATTCGCTTCTAAAATTCTATCTTTCAGAAGAACTTATTCAAAAGAACGAATATATTCAATTGAAAGCCAGAGTCGATGTAATGACAATGGCTCAATTGATCTATCAAATGCAAACAGCTGAACATGCAATAACTATACTTATGAGAAGTATAGATGCTGGTGAGGTTTCTCCTAGAATGTTCGAAGTTTTAGGAGGTTTACAAAAAACCATGTTGGATATTATGAAACATCAAACTCTTCATATGATGGCTTCAGAAGAAAACATGAAAAAACTTAAGAGAGATATCGATATATACTCGGACCCTCAACCAAAAATAATTGAAGCAAAATCTGTAGGTACCGTTAACCGTGGTACCAGGAACCTAATGAAAGAAATACAGGCAGAAATAGGAAATGAAGAAAAAACGGACCCAGACGACTTCGACTCAGAAGAACAAACCGATTTTTGAAAAAACAGAGGAACCTCCATCGAATAACGAATCATGGGATTACCAAAGACATTTGGATAACAAATCAGAATATGGTTTCGATGACGATGATTGGTCTCCGATCGATGAATAATTTATGTCATTCAAAGTAAAAGAATTTAAGGAAGAAAAAGAAGATGACGGCAGACTAATATGGACAACCGAAAAGGTTGATAAACTATTGGAAGCTATGGAGGAAGGTTATGCAACTAATGACCATCCTTTTTATGAGGGGAATCCTGATTATAGGAGAGGAAACGTTACATTCGAATACACGGATTGGGAATACGAAGAATTAAAGAAATGTGCAAAAGATATTGTGCATTTTGCAAACACTTATTGTCAGGTTATGACGGATGAGGGTTATATGAAAATTAAACTTCGTCCCTATCAAGAAAAAGTTCTTAGATCTTACCAAGACAATCGATGGAATATCTTCTTAGCACCAAGACAGATTGGTAAAACAATCACCTCATCTATATTTTTAACTTGGTATTTGCTATTTCACTTTGACAAGAACGTTCTTCTAATGTCTAACAAAGGAGCAACCACAAAGGAAATTATGGACAAAATCAAGGCCATTATGGAAGGACTTCCTTTCTTCCTAAAGCCTGGTGTTATTAAGAAAGACGTTATGACTATGATATTTGATAATAAATGTCGAATCATTGGTCAGAATACTACCAAGACCGGAGGTATCGGTTTTACCATTCACCTTCTATTCCTAGATGAGTTTGCTCATATTCAAGAAAGTATAAAAAGACCGTTTTATGAAAACGTATATCCAACGCTTTCATCTTCCAAAATATCAAGAGTTATCATAACCAGTACACCTAATGGATACGATCTATTCCATGATCTTTATGAAGGTGCTATAAATGGAATGAACGAATACACTGGAATTCGAGTGGATTGGTGGGAAGTTCCAGGAAGAGATGAAGCCTGGAAATCCAGAGAGATAGCCAATTTGGGATCCGAAGAAGCCTTCAATCAACAATACGGTTGTCAATTCCTTTCTGCATCTTCACTATTACTTTCATCGGAAGAATTGTTGAGACTTAAGAGATTTGAAAGAGACTTTGAGTTAAGAGAATTAGATCCTTTAGACGATTTGTGTATTGATTATAGTGGATTGAGATGGGATCCGGATTTCGATATGGACGAAATTGAAAGTGAAAAGAATTTCTTTATGATGACGATAGATTTATCTGAAGGAATTGGAAGAGACTATACGGTTTTCAATATATTCAAAGTGGATTGCCTAGATGAAAATAGCATATCATCTATAAATTCTCCAGGATCTATTTCGGACTTCTTCGGAATCGAACAAGTCGGTATATTCCGATCTAATTTACACAATATCGATGATGTTTCTAAGATACTTTATGCATTAGTCGTTAACGTTTTCAATCAAGAAAATCTTCGCTTGGTTGTAGAATACAACACTTATGGATCTCATTTACTCAAAAATTTAGTTACTTTATATCCGGCATCAAATGATTTTGATGAGGAAACCATAGTCAGATACTATCATAGAGTTGGTGCTAAAGCTAAAAATCCAGGATTAAGGATTCAAAAAGATTCCAAAAAGTTATTCTGTGAAAAGGCCAAAAAGCTCATATCTCAAGGTAGAATAGTTATCAAAGAAAAGAAATCAATACAAGAAGCCGAATTGTTTTCGAGGAATCCTAACGGAACCTACTCAGCACAAACCGGAAATGACGACATTATGATGACGGTAATCAATAGCTCATCCTTCTTTGATACTTTGGATTTTGCCGAAATTGTTGAAGAGTACTATGATTTTATTGATCCTCTGAGACAAAAAGCCATTGACGAAAGTATCGAAAGATCCGATCCAGGAGAAGAAATCTATGACTTCATGTAGATTCATAAAATAATGTTGAACGAAGATATATACCTAAAAAAATAGTATAAAAAATGGCACTTTCACCAAGCTTACAACAATTCAAGTCTTCCGGTGTTTACCGTCTAGAATTTGATAAGAGCCAAATTATCAATATCCCTTCGGAGACTATTCGATTGATTATCGGATTCTCTAAGAAAGGTCCTTTCAACACACCTGTGTTTGTTCAGGACTCAGTTTTCTTCAGAACTGTATTTGGAGATATTGATACCGCTCTAGAAAGAAAAGGTTCTTTCTTCCACAGAACGGCTCTAACATGTCTAGATAGAGGACCTGTTATTGTACTTAACCTGTTAAACCTTGAGAATGTTGATACTTCTCAGTTCAAATCTATTTCTACATCGGCTTACCAGGATAATTCACCTACAGTAACTTCTCCGGTGTCTAGCTTCTTTAATCAAGATAAATTTTGGTTCACTGATCCAAATGCTCTTGTTGACTATGCTAACAACGGAACTTCACAGTCAGTAACAAATCAACGACTACTTAACGTTGCAAACGTTGGTAGAAAAACTATCTCTGTTATTGCAAGAAAATCAACCGCTTTAGGTTTTGATATTCTTGCTAAAGAATGGTTCTCCGTTGGACAGGTTCCTGAGTATATGAATGAAAACGATTATATTATCGACTACATGATCGATTTAATCGTAATTGAAGGTGACTTCTCAAACTACACTTCTTTATCTATCGATCCAGTATTTGGAACTTATTTCGATACAACAGGTCTTAAAAAGACTTATATCGACGAATATGGTTTTGAAAGAGATGGTCTTAATGCTTTCTTAAACCTTGATACGGTTAATGTATTAGGAGTTTATACTGGAGCACTTCTTCCTGAATTCCAAGACAAAAATGGAGATAACTTGTATATCGAAGATCTAGTTAACCTAGAAACTTCTAAAACTGGTTTACTTTTAGGTTTTGATAACGAAAAATTAGATGATGATCCTGAAGATATTTCTGGAGATCTAATTGACCTTGTTGGACATACATTAGAAAGTGAAGCACCAACAACAATTGATTTCCTTTCTTACTACGGTCCAATCATTGATTCATTAGTTTATCCTGGAATGACTGGTATTAACAGCTCAATCATTATTGCTGCTACTGCCGGACAAACTGGAGCAAATGCTTTATTGGTTGCTTCTGATAACCTTCAAGGTGGATCTGCAACTAATGGTTGGAATGCAAACTTAGGACATTATGATACTTTATTGATCTATGGTCCTTCTGCTGCAGCTCCTTCATTATTCTCATCTGCTTTCGCAACACCTGCTGCATTTGCAACCTTCCGTTCAGAAATCGATCTTGGTCAAACATTCTTTAATGTTGGTCAAACCGGAGGAACTACTTATGCAACATATGCTAAAATGATTGCTGAATCTTATGATTCATCTACAGATACTTTGACTGTTAAAGTTTCTTTAACGGCAGATACTGGAGTTACTGGTCCTACAGATTCTAATTATGCTTATTACTATTTAGCTGGAGGTCCTGGTGTAACAGGTGGTGGTACTGCATCATTGAATTACTTCAAAGATCTAGATGCCAACTTTAGTGATGGTACTAAATTATATTCTTTTGTTCATAATGATCTTTATCAAGATGAACTTTCAGGTTTAATTACTGATGGTGATAGAATTACTATTGGTGGTACTGCATTTGCATATGCTGAATTCACTAGATTCTCACAAACTGATTTTACAACTGCAACTGCAATCGGTCAAACTGCAAATACTGCTGGAGCTTTTGGAACTATTCAACCTAGATTTGCTTCTAATATCAATTACTTGTATGTTAAAGCCTACACTAATGATGATCTAGTAACTGGTCCTACAGCCATTACTTCACAGACTAATTACACAGTAAATACTTTCACTGGTTCTATTAACGAATCATTTATTGTAGATCAAACACTTACTCCTTCTGACCCAACTACTACAGTTTGGTTAAATAACACAGCTACTGGTCCTTTCGGAGCTGGAGGTTATAGAGGTAAGATTGTTAAAGGAGATTACTTGGTAATGAACTTTGGAGGAACCGGAGCTGCTGATCCAATCAGTCCAATAACGGGAAAATCAAGATTAACAAAAGTAATTTCTGTACAAGAAATAGTAGATCCGCTTAATACTTACTACGGATATATTAAAGTTGTTACTAATGAGCCAGTTTATTTAAGAAACAATGGAATTACATTAGAGCTTGAAAGATACAAATCAATTGATAACTTTGTAGAGCATTACCATATCCATAAACTTTCAGGTTATACCTTAAGAGCTGCTCAAATGCCTGATGGTACATTAACTCGTCAAAACGAAATTCTAGATGTTATGTACGACACTAATATCGCTAGTGCTCTAGAAGATCGCGAGGTAATTACTTTCCGTTATATAGTAGATTCATTCGAAGGAGGTATCGAACCTGCATCTAAGATTAGATTGACTAGACTTGCAAAAGCTCAACAATCTTCTCTTGCAATTTGTAACATGCCTTCAGTAAAAGATTTTAGAGATTCTACAAATCCTTTATTCAAATACGATTCTACGAGCTCTTTTGATGCAACTTATATTGCAACTGGAGGTAACCTTGCATTGAACCCTTCAAATATATTCACTTTACCTGGAATTGCTGATGGAGCTAACTATGCTGCCTTCTACGGACCTAACTTGGTTATCAGAGAAAATGGATCTAACAAATCTGTTCCACCTGCTGCTCATATATCCAACTTGTATATTGACAAATACAATTTAGCTCTTCCATACTCGATTGTTGCTGGACCTCGTAGAGGAGTAGTAACCGGTCAAGGACTTGTTGGAGTTGAATATGCATTCGATAGAACTGATCTAGATGCAATTGAACCATTTGGTTACAATGCTATCCTTAACAAACGAGGATTTGGACTAGTTATTAACGCTAACCAAACTGCTCAACAAAATGTTAAGTCTGCTCTATCTCAAATCCATGTTAGAGAATTGTTAATCTACATCCAAGACGGAATTGAAGCTATTCTTAAAAATTACCGTTGGGAATTCAATACTGCTCAAAATCGTTTAGAAATTAAAACTTTGGCAGATAACTTCTTAACGCAAATTCTTTCTGACGGTGGAGTTTACGATTTCCAAAATATCATGGACACTACTAACAATACACCAGAAATCATTGATTCTAACATCGGTATTCTTGATACTTATATCGAACCTGTTAGAGGAATGGGTATCCTAGTTCACAGAACTACAATCCTAAAAACTGGTGCTATAGCTACTGGAAACTTTATGTAATATCAATAGAGGAGATCTTCGGATCTCCTCCATTTGATCTTAGATAAATAAAAATATAAAAGAATTATGAAATTAACAAGAGAACAAATACTAGGTATTGTACGTCACACTTTGACTTTTATTGGTGGTATAGTCGTTATGAAAGGACTTATCGATGAAGGAACAATGACTGAAATCGTTGGTGGAATTGTGACTCTTACCGGTACGATCTGGTCAATAATCGCAAAAAACAAATAAAACACAATGGCAGGTTTATCACACTTTCTTAATAGCAAAGCCGCTACTAAGTATTACGAACCAATGTACCAAAACCTCTTCGAGGTTACGATCCTTCCTCCTCCTTCAATTTCCGGAGGTGAATTACTTATTGAACATGTCAATAAGATTGGCGGTCTTAACCAAGATAAAGGTTCAGAAGTCGTTGAACAAAAATACAAATGGGCAACTCGTTCTTATGCTAACGGTACTCCTACAGGAACTACCGTTGATTTAACGATCGACTTCTCATTGAACTTAAATGATGCAAATGAACTCTACGTTTACAAAACTATACGTGATTGGTGGAGAATCATTTGGAATCCTCTTACTGGTGAGCAAGGTCTTAAAAAAGACTATATTGGTACAATTATTGTTACTAACTTCAACCGTAAAGGAGATATTTTCTGGCAACGTACATTCCATGATTGCGTTCCTAAAGGTGATCTTCCTGAATTAGCACTTGATTACGGTGGTGGTGAGAAACTTGAAATGGCCGGTATTGGTTGGAGATGCGACTGGTGGGAAGAAAATATCGTTTAATAACTTTGTAGCCTTGGTACCCAGGAAAATTAGGGTCCATAATCATAACTTGATTAAAGAGGAGTCAGTAATGGCTCCTTTTTTATTTTATGTTACATGCATATAATAAGTATGAGAAGATTTATTTGAAACTGACCGGATCATTTTTTCATATAACCATTAATGGTTGTTCAAGTTGAAATGATATAGTTTTTCATGTTCAAACAGGTAATTCTCCCTACAAAAATAAGTTAATCTAATGAGTACTTCCGAACGATTTATATTAGTCACTGGAGGATGCGGTTATATAGGTTCTCATACCGTAGTAGATCTAATCAATAATGGATTTACGCCGATAATTCTCGATGACAATTCCAATTCCAATCATCGAATTCTAAAAAGAGTTAAGAAGATTGTTAATCAAGATCTTCACTTTATCAAAAGATCTTGTCAAGATGACCTAAGTGATATATTTGAAATGTATTCTATAAGCGGTATCATTCACTTTGCTGCATTTAAGGCTGTAAATGAATCAGTAAATTCGCCTATAAAATACTACGACAATAATCTAAATTCTCTTCTAAATGTGCTAAAGTTTGCCGAAAAATATGAAGTGAATAATATAGTGTTTTCCTCTTCTTGTTCTTTATATGGTAATCTTAAAGAACTTCCTGCTAAAGAAAATTCACCTTTGTCTCAACCGGAATCTCCATATGCCTATACCAAATTGATATGTGAGCAAATCCTAGAAGATTATTCTAAATCAAATCCTAAGGCCAACATAATTTCACTTAGATATTTCAATCCCGTTGGAGCACATGAAAGTGGTGAAATTGGTGAATCTCCTATTAACCGTCCAAATAATATATTACCCGTGATTTGTAATTCTGCAGAAACCGGAGAATATCTCACGGTATTTGGAGAAGATTATGAGACTCGAGATGGTTCATGTATTAGAGACTATATACATGTAATGGATCTTTCAAATGCACATACCAAGTCATTAGAGTATCTTCTGAAGAACCATATATCATATGATGTATTCAATGTTGGTAGTGATAAAGGAATCTCGGTATTTGAATTGATTTATGCGTTTGAAAGGGAGAATAGAATAAGAGTCAATTTTCAAATAGGTCCTAGAAGAAAAGGAGATATTATAGCGGTATATTCAGATAGTTCTAAAGCTAATTCTAAATTAGGATGGTTTGCTAATAGGACTATAAATGACATAGTAAAATCAGCTTGGAAGTGGCATAATAACAAAATATCCTAGTCCTTTCATGTTTTGAAGCATATAAAAAAGAAAATAAATAGTAACAATGATTAAGACAAAAAGAATTAAAAAAGCTGCTGAAAGAATCTATTTGGAAAAACAAGATGTACAAGATATTCTTTCTGAAATTTCCTATCAAAGACATATCGCTAGATATGGTATGGTAAGACAATGGTGTTTTGGTAACGTAGTAGATTTTGCCAGTGGATGTGGTTACGGAACTTGGATGATTTCTCATAACCCTGATGTTAAGCAAGTATTTGGTATCGACATTGACAAAGGTGCTATTGAATGGGCAAAAGAAAATTTCGAAGAGCCCAAAGTTAAATTCATTTTAGGAGATGCTTTGAATAGCGATAAAATGATGGCTAAGGAAGGTATTGATTCGGTTGATGTTCTTGTTTCCTTAGAAACTATTGAACATATTGAAGATACTTCTATCGTTCCTCGAGTTGCTGATCTTTGCAAAGCCAAGACCGTTATTGTTTCTTTCCCATCAAAGAAAAGTACACACTTCAATCCATTCCATGCTCACGATTTCCGTACTCAAGATATCGTAGATCTATTTCCTAATTACATCCTCATCGAGGAAATTGAATTAGACAAAGAGCTTAAGATCCTTCGTTTCGCTAGAAAATATAACGCTTAAGAATATATAGTAAAAAGAGTTTCTCTTATGAATAACATTCTAAGCTTCGATGATTTTCAGCATTTGAGTTTGATTAAAGAAAGCATCGACGAATATGGTATTATAGCCGAATCGTTATCAAACGATGTTGATAAAAATCTTAAAATTGGTATTGTAATTGCCACTCATAAAATTGACAATGCTAGATCAAATTACATGGACACTCCTACTGTATTGAAGGAATGTCTTGAATCTATCGCATCACAAACCTTTGGTAATTGGAAAGTTTTCATTGTAGCAGATTGCTATGATGGAGATGATGAAATCAAAGAAATTATGGAATCTTGCGTTAAAGGCAAATATGAATATCATAATCTATCCAAACCAGGAGAAAGAGAATTAGATATACCAACAAACGAAAAGAAAATCACCGGAGGTACCACTGCTTGGAATAAAGGAATTGTAATGGCAGAAAATGCAGGTATGGATGTTATTGCTAAAATTGACCATGATGATAAATGGAAAACCAATCACTTAATGTGTTTAGCAAAAGCCTATACTCAATTCCCTGAAGCTGCATTCGTTTTCACTAAAGCAGCCAAGAAACCTATTGGAGGAGGTACCAATAAGAGAATCCTTTACTATCCAAATCAAGCAACCGTAAAGACGGTAACAGAAGATAATCACTTTGCAAAAGGTGGTGATACTTCTCACTCAGCTATTTCATGGAGATTATTGCCTGGAGTTAAAGGAGTTCGTTATAGAGGAGCTACCGATCAAAAAACATCAGAACCTAAAAGATCTGAAGTTGTCCCTGTAGATGCTGACATTTATTCTTTAATCAAATTAAGAATTGAGGATAAAGGTTACAAATACGTTTATGTTCCTGAGCTAACCAGTCTTTATCGAAACGCTGAAGGGGTATTTCCTAATAGATAACAACAAATTGTTAATAACTTTCAACCACAGAATTTTTTTCTGTGGTTTTTTTGTATTATTTTTATACTATAAATTTAATACAATGTATAAACACGACGAAAACACAATTGATCCTCGAGATACCAATCTCGTAACCTATTCACCTAAAGACAAACGATTCATTACTGAAGCTTCTTCCCTTAAAGCAAATGGAATCGAACCAATATCTCATCTATACACAA